CAAACAGCTTAAATGGGGAGTCTACATACGCCAGTACTTTAGATAGGGCATCGTCTGGTTTTTTTATCACTTTTTACCACCCCATACAATAAAATAAGCAATCCAGCCTGCAGCCAAAAAGCACCAAAACTGCACCCATCTAACCTTTGACAACTCGGCATCAAAGTAGTCCTTGTCTGCCTTTTCTATCTTCTCAATCTCGGTCTTTATCTGAATGACCTTATCCCACTCTTTAGTACCGAACTTTTTTACAAAATCTACCCTTAGTTTGTACTCCTCATCCGATATTTGTTTACGGTGTTTGTACTCTTCAAGGGCTTTGAATATCGCCCGTTCTTTCCTTAACTCTGCTTCCCTGCGCTCACGGATTCTTGCATTTGCCCGTTCTTTTGCTACATCAACTGCTTCCTTCTGTACTTCCTCAATGTTCTTGCCGATCTCACGACCAGCTTCCCTGCCTGTCTTAATCCCTTCGCTGATCCCCTTGGCACCAGCCGACAACCCCAGTTCGTCTGCCATGATTCAATTTAAAATACCTCTCCGCCAGCGGCAGGAACAGAAGTTGCGTGAATCGAGATATGCTGTCTAAGGTTTAAAGGCGCACCGCAATCGGCACAAGTATCTGCCTCTAACTCAGACGCATCTAAGTCATAACCACAGGCGGCACAGACCACTTCTACTTCATGGTGTGGCTCAATCAGTCCACCTTCTAAGGTTCTAGCTTCTACGATAGTTCTCATGCTGTCTCTAACTCAACCCATGAGGTTGTAGCCTCGTCCCACGAATAGCGTTTGTCATCGTTTGGATACGGTACTGGAGCTTCCCATAGATAAGAATCTTGGTTCATTGACCAGCTTGGGTATGGTTGTGGAGCAGCAAAGCCTGTGCCGTCCCATGTGTAACCGATACCAGCATAGTTTTTATGCAGTGGCTCACGACCGCTAGGTGTGCCGTCTTGGTTATAGTGAACTCCACCACGGGTGTTGTAAGAAGTCTGAACCCATGATGCTGGGTCTCCCAACGCACCAGTAGCGATAAAGGCTTCTTCAGCTACAACTACTTGTACAACTACGCCATTTTCTATTTTTGCAAAGTGTGCCATTAGATAGATACTCCTAAGTTAATTGCTTTAAGTTCTTCGACTGTGGTTACTGCTGTAATTGATGCCTCTGTTGCCGTAGCCCATGCAATAACCGATGCACGATATGTAGCTACATCAGCGGGGATGTCAACATTACGCTCGGCTTTACGGATTACATACCAATCGGTTTGGGCTAGGGTCATGTTGGTGTTGTGTTTGACCTGTGCAATATGATTTGACTTTAAGCCTTTGGTGATTAAACGCTCGGTAGAGTCTACCATCTGCTCAGTCTCTTTGTTATAGACCTTTACATAGAGTGGGTTGCCATTCTCATCGGATTCTTCACGGTCTTCTAGTGCCTTTGGCGTGGCGGTGTATGAACCATCTGGATTTGCCGTTACCCAATAGTAGCGGTCATCTGGTCTGATTTCGTCTTGTCTAATAAACATATTAGTTCCTATCGTGCGTTAGCGTATTTAAAGGGGTTTTCGGCAAATGCCATGTATATGTAAGTAGCACTATTTTGATTTGTAGCAGAATTAGAGTATCTTAATTTAAATCCATTAGATAAAAAATCTAAAGGATTATCGGTTGAATTTCCAGCTTCAGCATTAGATTGGTTTGCTTGTAAGTATAAATCTACTAGGTTGTATGTATTTCTAGCTGAGTCATAAATTAACCATCCAGCACCCGAAGAACTTGATTGTTTAAACATTATCCAGCGTGGTCTAAACCCAGTAAAGATAAATGGGCCATCAGTTGAGCCGTTGCCTGTGTACGAGCCAAATGCAGAGTAGCCAGCAATTGGTGCAAAGCAGTAGGCTACAAAATTAACACCTGAGCCGTTTACTTGTGCGGCAGAACCAAATCCTATTGTGGTTGAACTTGCCGTTAGGCTAATGTTATTGCCTGTGTTTGCCCCATCAGTTGAATTTAACTCAAGAACAGTATTTCCTGTGATTCCGCCAGCAAGACTATACACATTCCAAACTTGAATACCCCTAGATTTTAAAATGAAAAAGGTTGGTGTAACCCCTAATCCATGACCTACTGTTTGAGCGCTTGTTGCATTGCCAGTATAAGTAACAATACTAAATCCAGCAGTTGTATTAGCACTTACTGTAGATGTAATAGTTCCATCTGTATTAGATGAGCCTGCTCCGTTGGCTTTCCAGTTCCATGCTACATAGGTATCCGCACTTGTGTTTAACTGCGCTAATGCACCAACAGTAAAGCCGTCTGAACCAAATGCTGTTAAACCTGTGGTTTCTGTGGTTTCTGCACCAGTATTATTGCTTTCTAACTGTATTTGAACGCCACGAACTGCATCATAAAGTCCATGGTCAGCCGCAGCATTGCGTTCTTTAATCCATGTCCAATCAGGTTGGAATCCTAGCCCTGTAATAGATTGACTAGAACCTGTGCCTGTGTACAAAGCAATATTCATATACTTATTTGCTGTTGTAGCTGCAGTAGCACCAATAGTAGGAGTAGGTAAGTTAAATGTGTTTAGTGCTACAAAGCCTGATGGTGGGGTGTAGGCGAATGGTCTTTGACCGAAGTTGAGGTTCCAAACAGTACCGCTAAAACCATTTACAAACGGCACAATTCCTCCAACTCCACCCGTAAAGACAGAAGTTCCGTTTTTGTAATATGTTACTGAACTACCAGGAGTAAACGCAAGACCTACTACATCACCAGAGGTAAGCGTTGCAACAGTTGTTTGTAATACACCACCAGAATAAATCTCTCCATTTGTTGCGTAATAAGTATTGCCATCACCAACATGAACAAAAACAGAAGCTCCGCCACCGCCAGCAGTTGTCAGGGTAGCTTCAAAATAATAAGAACCAGAAGTAACAAACATTGAAGAAAGTGCTTGATTTCCTGTTCCTGCACTATTTGTATATGTAAGGTTTCCGTTTGATAAAGTAGATGATGTTCCTGCAACTAAAGGATTCATTACCGCATAATTAGCAGTAGTAGCACTTGTCAGCGTAGGCACATCGGTCATACTGTCATAAGTAGAGCCTGAGCTGAAAGAGAAGTTGTTTGCCGTCCAGTTGTTGCCGTTTGGAGAATAGTCAGAACCAATACCATTTAATGTTCCGCTTGATGTAAAGGTATGTATTGTGTTGCCACCAACTTGGGAAACAACTCCGCCAGTAAATTTAGGTGTACCAGCGTAAGAAACGATTACGATGCCTGATCCACCACTACCACCAGTACCAGAGCTACCACCACCGCCGCCACCGCCAAGTCCATTAGTTCCAGGATTACCAGCAGCACTATTAGCGCCAGCACCACCACCGCCAGAGCCACCTGTTCCAGCGCTTGCGTTACTTCCACCGCCTCCACCGCCTCCACCGTATGTGACAGAAGAGCCAGTAATAGCAACGGCTACTCCAGCGCCACCAGCGCCAGAAGAAGTATTTTGAACTGCATCAGCTCCAAGAGCGCCAGCACCGCCACCGCCACCGCCAGTACCAACTGAATTAGTGCTTTGTGTTGGTGCGCTACCCCCAGCAAAACCTTGATTGGCTGTGCCAGCTGCGTTGCTCTGCGTAGATGTTGTTCCAAGCGAATTTCTCCAAGCGCTACCGCCACCGCCTGAACCACCTGAAAGCGCTCCAGAACCTAGAGGAGTACCTTGAGACGAAGATGCGTAAGAACCACCGCCGCCACCAGTAGAAGTTATTGTGCTAAATACGGAGTTGCTACCGCTTGTTCCTAGTGCCTCGCTAATTCCACCAGCTCCACCAGCACCAACTGTTACCGTGTATGAGTTTCCTGCATTTAAAGTCAGGGCTGATTCTAAAGAGCCACCGCCACCTGTTGCTGTAACTGTAGAGCGCAATCCACCTGCCCCGCCTCCACCGCCACCACCACCGATTCCACCACCGCCACCACCAGCTACTACTAAGTAATTGGCTGTGACTGCGCCTGAGTTCGGGAACGGCAAATAGAATCCATTAGTACCATAGCTACCACCGTAGCGGATAGGTTGCCAGACACCGAGTCCGTTAAATGAACCGAAGCTGTTTGGTGTTAGGGCTTGACCGTCAATAAAGTTTACTTCTGCTAGGTAGCCGTCAAAGAAATTAGCTGGAGTAACATTAGAACCAATAAAATTATTAGCTCCTGTCCACAACCATGCGAGATTTGAAGATACAAGAGCAGTATTTACAGTAACGGATTGAGTTACACCATTTACATAAATTGTTGCTGATGGGGTTGCAAAATTTAAAGACAAAACAACATGATACCAAGCACTTGGGTCACGAAAAACCGCATTAGTTGTTATTTCACCTTTGTTTACACTAGATACCGCAGTAGCAAAGTTTAATTGGTCAGAACTATTAAAAAATATGTAACTGTAATTTGCTGCACCAGCATCAGACGCATACACAAGGTTTTGCGAAGAACCTAATTTTCCACGCTTACACCAAAAACTAATAGTCAAAACTTGTCTACCAGTTGTGACGCTGGGAGTTCTGTTTAGATAAGCAGATGCACTTGAACGGAAACGCAATGAGTTATTTACTAACACGATTGGGGTTAGGTATCCGCTTGATGTGAATGTGTGGATTACATTACCGCCAGCTACAGTAACTGTACCGCCAGCCATTTGCTGGGATGTTCCTGGGTAAGAAATGATTACTATACCGCTACCGCCAGTACCGCCATTAAAATTTTGTACACCAGTTTCCCTACCGCCACCGCCACCACCGCCACCTAAGTTAGCAGTACCAGCAGTTCCAGCTGCGGCTCTCCCGCCAGCACCACCACCGCCAGAACCACCTGTTCCAGCTCCAGTTCCAACAGCACTATTTTGTCCACCACCGCCACCACCAGCGTAGGTTACAGAAGAACCTGAAATAGACGATGCAGTACCATTACCACCATTTCCAGCATTTCCTGATGCGTTTCCATTTCCACCTACAGCACCAGCACCGCCACCTCCGCCACCAGTTTGATTTGCACTTGAACCACCATTATTACCTTGACCTGATGTTGCAGTACCACCAGCTAAAACACCAGCATTATTACCATCGCCAGCACCGCCACCAGAGCCACCATTACCACCAACTCCTTGTGCAACACCTTGACCGCCACCAACTGCTGATGTAGAAACCATGCTAAAACTAGAATTACTACCAGCAGTACCATCAGAAATTGTAGCTGCTAAACCACCAGCACCACCAGAACCGACAGTTACCGCATATATTGAGTTTGTGTCAATTGTTAAGCTAGAGCCTGATAATAATCCACCAGCTCCACCGCCACCGCCACCGCCTGATGATGATGAACCGCCACCGCCGCCAGCTACGATTAAATAGCTTGCTGTCAACGAGGACAATGGGCTTAATGTGCCAGATGTAGTAAATGTGTGAATTGTGTTGCCACCGCTTGAAGTAACAACACCACCACCGAATTGTTGTGCGCCTACATAGGAGATGATGACGATGCCTGAACCGCCATTAGCTCCAGCTCTTGCAGTACTTCCATCACCACCAACTCCACCACCACCACCGCCTAAATTAGCAGTTCCATTGGTTGGAACATTTGAATTAGTTGAGCCATTACCACCACCACCTGTGCCTCCAGTACCAACTGTATTGCCTACATAAGCACCACCACCACCTCCACCAGCGTAGGTTACTGAAGAACCGCTTATTGACGATGCAGTACCATTTCCGCCATTTCCACCAGCAGATGTTGTTCCAGCAGCCCCTACTGCGGATGCGCCACCGCCGCCACCAGCACCATACGCTGGAGAAGCAGCACCGCCAGCACCAGCTCCGCCATTGTTACCCTGACCAACTGTGCCTAAACCACCTGTACCTTGATTAGTATAGGCATTACCGCCACCAGAGCCACCAGAGCCACCAACACCGCTAGTTGGGTTAGTACCACCACCACCACCTCCACCTGTTGTGCTTACAAGACTACCTAAAGAAGACGATCCGCCTTGATTTCCATTAGTGTCTGCGCTGGCTGCTGTTCCAGTGCCACCAGCACCAACAGTAATTGTGTAAGATTGTGTTGGATTTAAAGAGGCTGTACCAGTTAACAGTCCTCCAGCACCGCCACCTCCACTAATTTGACCACCTGTAATACCACCTGAACCACCACCGCCAGCGACAACTAAGTAGCTTGCAGAAACAGAAGATAGCCCTGTCCAACCAAAGGCGGCTAGGGCTGCTGCACCAATTTTAGATAAGCGTGGCATCTATAACCTTAAGCAAATTTTGTTTGAGCAGCAAGGACTGTGAATGTAGCAGTTCCCGTTTTAATTATGACGTAGGTATAACTGTCAATGGAGCTTGCGTTTCCGCTAGTAGGAGCTGTTCCGCCCTGCCATTTAGGGGTTACGGCACTTCCATCTACTTGAACTGCGGAGTTGTAATAAGCCGTAGCACCGTTAGTGACCAAGAAAGTAACAGACATGGACTCACCTGTAGCCATAAGGGTATCTAAAGAAGTACCGCTAGAACCACGGAAGTTAACTGTAAAGTTACCTGACGCATTGGTTGTGTAATATAAAACTGACTGAGTCGTAATGTCGTAGGCAATTGTGCCTGTTGCTGCTGTAGCTGAGACGGTAGCGGTCTCAATAATATTAGAGGTCTTTAGGTCAGCATTAGAAGACGTACCAGCAAAAGTCTGTAAGGCTGTAAATGTTGTGGCTGTACCAGGAGCTACGTAGTCTGTACCTGCGGTTGCTGCAGACAAAACACCTGTAGTACCTTTAATAACACCATTTAAAGTACCTACGGTTAAGCTAGACAAGTAATTAACTGCGTCTACTACGTTAGTCCCGTTGTTGTAGACAAACATTGACTTACCAGCGGCAACAGCTATGCCTGTACCTGACGTGTTTTTTACCGTGACAGCATCGGCTAAACCGTTGTTAATAAGGTACAACTTCTCAATTTGACAGCCTGAGCCTAGAATAAGATTCCTAGCACCGCCAGAAGTTCCCGTGAGGTTTAAACGCAGATTACGAGCCGATTGTGCGCCGTTTGTATCCGTTAGGGTAACGGTGACGTCTGAACTAGAAAATGCTACGTCTGCTGAACCTGTAATGGCTTCTCCTACGGCTATAGAGAAGTTGTTATTAGTCGTGGTTCCCCAGGTGCCAGTCTGTTCGCCAGTACCAATCAGCTCTATTTTTAAGTCACTATATGTCGATGCCATAATTTGTCCTTACGCCGCTATTTCAACCCAGTTCGGGTTTTGTGTGTCAATAATATCAGTCCAAGTGGAGGTTTGTCCATCATTGATGGGCGTCCAATTAGGGGTCTGACTGTCATCTATTGAGATCCAGAAAGACACCGTTCCAACCTGTCCTACCGCTTGTACTCCTGTAACGCTTACAACCGCATTTGCATTAACTAAAACACTACCTACCGACCCAGTCGCTTGCAGCCCTGTAACTGGGACTACGGCGGTTCCTGTGACTGTAACGCTTCCAACTTGTCCTGTACCACTGACTCCCGTTACATTAACGTTTGAGTCTGCGTTTACTGTTACCGCACCAACAAATCCTGTAGCCTGAAGCCCTGTTACGTCAACATTAGCATCCGCCGTGACGGTGACAGAACCTACGCTTCCAGTCGCTTCTAGACCTGTTACTGGAACATTTGCTCCAGCCTCTACAGCAACCGAACCTACAAAACCCGTTCCTACTACGCCAATTACATCTACTACGGCGCTACCTTGTATGGTGACAGAACCAACCTGTCCAGTGGCTTCTAAGCCTGTAACAAGGACATTAGCCGCACCTTCAACTGTTACAGTACCTACTTCTCCCGTTCCAGAAACGCCTGTGACATCTACATTGGCATCTGCTTGTACAGTAACACTACCAACAAATCCTGTGGCTTCTAATCCAGTAACGGGGACATTTGCGTCAGCTTCTACGGTGACTGAACCTACTTCACCTGTCCCGCTTATACCTATTACATCTACGTTTGCATCTGCTGTAACAGTTACGGAACCTACTTCACCTGTACCGCTAACCCCTGTAACGTCTACATTAGCACCTGCATTAACGGTGACAGAACCTACTGCTCCGCTTGCCTGTAAACCTGTTACTGGAACATTAGCCGCAGCCTCTATCGCTACGCTGCCTATCTGCCCAGTGCCAGAAACCCCAGTTAGGTTAACTACCGCACTTTCTGTAACTGCTACTGTTCCTACGGCACCTGTTCCAGAAACTCCAGTGACTGATACATTTACACCTTCTTGAACAGTGACTGAACCTACTTGTCCTGTACCAACAACGCCTGCACTTCCTTGACCCCAAGGGCTTTCGCCCCAACCGTCATAACCCCAACCACCAAGTGGAACTTCTACATCAGCGTAATCTTCGCCCCAGGGTCCATCACCCCAGTCGCCTCGGCTCCAGCCAATATAGGTCGGCACTCAAACATTCCTACGCTATACGGATAATTGCACCAGTCGCAGTAGCCGCTGGAAACACAATCGTAAAAGTACCTGCTGTGGAAGTCTTAGCACCACCAAAGTCTAGAACAGCTACGGCTGGATTACCTGTTGCGGTGTCGTTATAAATCAAAGCGCCAAATGCTGTAATAGTCGCAGTGGTAAACGATAAGTCCCCAAAGTCAGTAAGCGCTGTAGTTCCAGAAGAAGTTGGAGTAACTTTAGTTAGAGTTCCGCCTCCTAATGCGTACGAACCAGAAGCTGATACTTCGTTAGTGGTTGTATAAGCCGTGGTAGCCGCCGTAAAAGACGCTGAGTTGTTATACAAAGCTAGTTTAAAAGTCTGACCAGAGCCAGTTGAAAAGTTATGCACACCTTGTAAGATTTGAACCTTAAAAGAAGTTGGCATGAAGTTACCTGTAAAAGCCATTTAAATTCTCCTTAATAAATTAGCAGCCTCAACTTCACCGCCCTGTACACAAATTTGAATACAACTAGCCCTTTCGGACTGTGCTGCACGACTCAAATATTCAGAGATTGTACGCTCTAATGCTTCTCTGAAATACTTTGCTTGCTCTCGAATTTCGGGCGGGGCAGTTTCTGATACCCCAATGATCCTATTTACGCAGAGTTCTGTCAATTCTTCAAGCGGTAAACCGCCATAATTGCTTGTTTTTACGATGGGGCTGATAATATCGCCAGTTTTAATTTCAAACATTTATGTCCTCTTTGCTTCTGGTGGGTTGTACTCCACCTCGTCTTTTACCGTATCTTTGATTTCTGAATACTTTTTAGCCACAAACCGTTCATTTTCTAGCCCTACAACCAACGGATCACTAAGACGGTGGTAGCCGTAGAGCTTACTAATAGTAGGTTCGCTGGTATCTAACAGACATGACCCTTGAGCTATACCAACCTTAATGCCACGTTCCATCGCCTTTGCTAGTAAAAACTCGCAACACGCCCTACCTGCCTCGGCAAAGTGGACTACGTTTTTGTACGAAAAATCAATCCCATACAGGTGAATTTGACCTACCTTGGCGGCAATTGCATAGCCAATAGCAAAAGCTACGGTGTTGTTAAAGTACCCCGTCCCGCAAGCATTCATTACTTCATCTAAAGGAAACTCTACTAATCCAGGACAGCGGGGGTCTAATTCACAGGTATAGATTGGTCCTGTGTGTTTTTCTAGTACAGACCGCATAATTCCCGTTTGAGTGCCTGCATCATCACTATCTAGGAATCGGCTGGCTGGATCAAGCATAAAGACTCGGTCGTGGTAAATTACCCCTGCCATAGCATTAATTGCCCAGACTTCATCAATTGGCTGAGAATGGGTCTTAGCTAGGATGAACTGACTATGGGATTTCCCCATTGCCACAATAGCAATGCTTTTACCTGATAAGTCTGGAATCATCTGACTGGATACCTTACTTGTCCACTTCTGTAGGCGTCTTGACGCTCTTTTGCATCGCCTAATTGTTTGAGTTCTGCCATGGCTCTGCCATAACGTTCTTTGTATAAATTAACTGCATCGGCATCGGACTTCATAAAGTTAGCCGCTTCTAATAATGCACCATATAACAGTACCGAATCAAAGTTATTACCAAGCCAAGAAGTCCCTGCGGTAACAATCGAAGGTGGGTAATAGAAATAATGAAGTTCTACCGCATAACTTGCATTGGGCGTGGGTCCAAGAATAAAAGTATTGTCATCAAAAATAGCGTAATACTCTGGTTCTCCATAGAACGCAGCATCCGTATCGGGGTAAGACTCACGGATAAAGTTCACATCTTTGTTCAAAAGGTAGTGGTATTCATTCGCCGCATTAATCACCGCAAGACTAAACGTAGCCAGCCAGTCAGGAGGAGTCGCTAAGTACTTATTACCGCTAGTCATGTTACCTGTCATATTCTTACGAAAAGCTGGTAGCTGTACGGTATTAAAGACACTTTGCTCTGCCAACTGCACAAAACGGGCAATCTGCTCGGCAGACGTAAACGACCCGACTGTCGCTGGGAAATCGTTCTCAGCAAAGCCTTTAATAGCGGACGTTAACTGCGTGTAATTCATCCCATCTTCCCGCTAGACATACGACCTTTGGTTGCTGCACCAGCACCACGCATTTCAATCTTACCGTATTGATTTACGGGTCTACCGTTACCTTTACTGATACCGTCAACCGAAATGTTCATATTAGCCATTTCTTGAGCACCCGTGGTGTCTTTAACGGTCACAGGCTTACCCTGCATGGTGTGAGGAGGAGCATAGACTTTAGCGTCTCCTACTTCCTTGCCCATT